TAGCGATCAGCGACGCCTAAAGTCTTATAGCCCTTCAGTCTAGGAACACGATAAAATCAGTGCCCCTCACTACGTTCTTGTTCATGGAACGTAGATCTCTAACAAGTTGAGCACATGTGCAGGACGATCTATCTATAGATCTGCATAACCAACACGACAAATGTTCAGGTAGAACACTTGGCATGAAAGTTAACCCTGTCACCCCCACAAAATCATACAACTTGAATTGATATCCAAATCGAACCATTTCGGGTTCTTCTTTAGTCACTTTCCAATTTGTAATGACTATAGGAGGATCCAAAGCTTCTTTGATCCACAGATTTAAGTCACACCCAGTTTCCAATTTAAGCAAAAGGGAACAATACCATCGCTGGTAGTTGAGCCACAGCCTCATCTGGCCTCTCAGAAGAGAGTACTCCAGAAAGCCCCGTGAATTAAAGTCATGCCGACCGGGTTTACCCGTGTTAGGATTGATTATAACATCATCCTCATCAGGGATAAACTCATCGGGGACTAGCTTGAGATCCTTAGGTTTTAACAAAAGTATCAACCTTTGGACGACAGCGGCTTTCACATAAGGGTTTAAAGGCAGACCCCTTCCTAACCACAGATCAGTGGGTAGGAGGTACTTAGTTAAGATATTTGCAAGCCGAATGTACTTTTTCGGACGAGCAGACATGGGTTTAGCCAAAGTTCTATAGCCTGCACCCTGAAACCTCATCAAAACCTTTTCAGGTATTTGAGGGAACTTCATCCGTAAGGAAGCAATTCCCAATGGGTGATGAGCCCCCATCAGATCTTTCAAAGATACAGGACTAAGGTCCTTCCGCAATCCCTTAACGAGAAAGCGTTTAGCAAACTCACAGGCATGAGAAGACACCAAAGACTTGATATCGGATATCTTGACTTTGAGGCCTTCCATGACCCGCCTATAACTAAGGGCAACGTCTCTGTTAGCGATGACAACGTCATCGCCCAGCAGCGCGTAATCCCAAAATCGGACACCTGGGTTCACTAGTTCTGCTGCAGCCCACACGATCAAGTGGTGGGACAGCGCGAATAAAGGCCAAGAGGATAAGAACCCTAATGGTTGTCCGGTGATGAACGACACACCACTGCGCCCCTTTCCTTTTACAAACGGAACTTCGAACCGATGACACGCTAAAGTGCTATTAACAACAGCACTCGCATATGATCTCCCGAAAAGGTATTCCATACTATAGAAAAGAACACGTAATGGCATGCGATCAGTCGCAGCAGACAAGTCATAAGAGTAATAACAAGGTTTATCGACAATATGTCTTAACGGTCCCGTCTGATTGAAGGTCCCATCAGACGGTAGACGTTTAAGTACTGCCATAAGAAACTCATGAACAGGCTTTAAAAGTCTTTGACACACATAATTGCCAATAGCAAATATTCTCCTCTTAGCCCTCCCTTCTACCGACGACCCTAACCTCCCAAAACAGAAATGTTGTGCAGCGGGCCCCTCAACTACAGGTAGGAGAGGTGCGAACGATTTCTCGCACGCATCCAAATCCAGGTTTGTATAGATCTTATTTCTAGGATCCAGTGCATACCGTACTCGAGACGGCCAGAGACAGAGAGGAGAGAATTGGTCACCCTTGCTGTGTATAAAACGCAACATGGAACCAAAACACTTCAACTCTAATGGCCAAACAATGTATGGGGATTTAGGAAGACCAAAACCTTTAAACACTTTATAGTTAGGTATGGCCTTCCAGGTCGGTAACCAAGTCATCCCCTGTTTCAAAGGGATGGTTGTTACCCAAGGAATATACCGTGAGACCAAGACGGGAAACAATTGTTTTATAACATTCGCCATGTTATTCACACTTTCTTCTTCGTCTTGAGTCAACGGAGTGATGATAGATGAGAACGTCTCCTTACTAACTCTCTTGGCTAACGGAATTACTTTCGTTAGAGAAAAGAATGACAAGTACATCCTCACCAAACCATCAGCTCTATCACCCCCCAACATTATCACATGCCTGTGATAAGCAGGTATGATTCGCGGATACCCAGATCGGGTTAAGGAGATAGGGAATGGCTGGTGAATTGGAAACTCACCAGCGTATGCCGTTTGTAAAGAGGCAGCCGCATGTTTGCAATAAATACTAACAAACAGCCACCCCGATTTACGACTCATCCC